AACCATGACGGCGTGGTACAAAACAACGACATGGGCGGAGAAGACTTCCGTGCGGCCTGCGAGACGCTCGTGACCGACGCCCAGCACCTACGTCGCATCGGAGGGCTGAACATCATCCGGGCCGCGCACATCCAAGACCAGCGAGGCGACGAAGAGGTGGCCCAACTTCTCATCTCCGAGGCGGCGGTCATGTTGTCGGTGGCCAGCCAAATCGAGGACTTGCTCTGTCCTCCCAGCGATCCCGATGCCAATCTATGACGAATACCAAAGGTTCTGGAAGCGGCTCTCCAAAGTGGATAGGGCGGCATTGGAAGCGACTGGATTTAATCCTAGAAACCCTGACGATGCCGGGGTTCCCCACGCTCATCGTTACTTCGGAGGTGAACCCGTGTCGGACCACGAAGACGAAACGAGGAGCGAAGGGTACGACATCAACCAGTTGCAAGCGGTGCAATGGCAGATGCGCGAAAGGACGTACACGGAAATGAGCGAGCGACTCTTCACGCAGGACATGGTGCTGGATATCCTCCGCAAGGTCATCGCCGTGATCGATATGTCGACACACGCCGAAGTCCGGCTGCACGGGACGTGCATCAAGCTCGCCCTTGGGATGCCCGACCAGCCGACCATGACGGCTCTGGCCAATCAGCATCGCCTGACCCGCGCCGCCATCTCCGCCCGAGTTAAGACAATCCAGCGTAATCTCGCCCTTCCTCCGTCGATGTACATGAAGTCCGAATCTGCGTGTAAGAAACTTTCCGTGGCGCGGAGGAAGAAACTCCGATGAGCGATAAGGTACGACCCATCGACCTAGCCGGACGCTTCGGCGTCACCAAGCAGGCGATCAACAAGTTCATCACGCAGGGGATGCCCATTGACTCCATCGAGTCAGCGGAAGCCTGGTACATGGCCCGAGGTGCCGGACGCATGGGTTCATCCGTCCGTCCCGACAAGGACTTCACCGAGACCGTCGAGCGTCAGCGCGAACTGAAGGCTCTGGCGTATCAGCAGTACCTTGACGACCTCGGCAGCAACTCGCCCGACGCAAGCAAGTCGTATGCGACCTACGACAAACTGGTGAAGACCTTGGTGACGCTGGAGAAGGAACTCCAGGCGAGGCAGATCGCCAGCCGGGAGTACATCCGAACCCAGACCGCCATCGAAAGGTTCGGACGGGTGTTCGCGCAAGTCCGTGAAGAGGTCACGCAGCTCGGCACGAAACTGGCGTCGAGGGTAAACCCAGACAACCCGGGCCGTGCCATGAAGGCCATCGACGACGAGGTGAAGAAGATGCTTGAGCGTCTGTCCGCCGCCGCCGGCTACGCCGAGCAAGCCGTGGTCAAGGAAGTCGACCCAGAAGAACCCATCGAGGTCGAAGACGAGGATTCCGTCGACGAAGTCGAATGATCATCGACCCGAAGACAGTCGATACTTTCGAGGCTCACATCCGTGCGATGATGACTCCCGACCCGGAAGGCGACATCGTGCAATGGCTGGAAGCCAACGTGCGCGAAGTACCCGGCTCGCCGCAGCCCGGCCCGTTCCGAGTGGAGTCCACTCCGTTCCTCGCTCCGATCCTCCGAGCCTTGAGCGACCCCGAGATTACCACGGTCGTCGTCTTGGGTGCCGTCCAGATGGGCAAGTCGTCCCTGCTGGAACTGTGGTCGACCTTCATCCCTGCCCGTTCGCCTGGGCCGACGCTGCTCTTGCAGGACGTCGACGACAACGCACAGGACTGGCAGAAGGACCGCCTTCGTCCGATGTGGGAAGCCACGCCGGCGACGCTGGCCAAGATGGAGGACTCCGAACGAAACCAATGGAAGAAGACCCGTTTCGAGCGTAACACCGTCTGGGTGTTGGGTGCGAATAACAAGAAGAACCTCCAGCGTCGTTCCATCCGCTTCCTCGGCGGTGACGAAGTCTGGCTCTGGCCCAAGGGTCACTTGAACGAAGCCTTGGCGCGTCGCACGGCATTCATCTGGCAGGGCAAGTCGCTGCTCGTCTCGCAGGGCGGCGTCGAGGGCGACGATATCACCGACCTGTGGAATCAGTCCGACCGCCGGGAGTGGACGTTTAAGTGTACCCAATGCGGCACCCGCCAAGCCTGGGAGTGGGAGCAGTTGATCTATCCCGAGGATGCACGGGAGCCGAACGGCTGGAACTTGGACAAGGTCAAGGCCGGCTGCACCTACGAATGCAAGTCGTGCAAGCACCGCTACCGTGACTCGTTTGAAGTCCGCGCCGAGCTGAACCTGACCGGCGAGTACATCCCGATGAACCAGAATGCTCCCAAGGGCGTCGTCGGATTCCATTGGAATTCACTCTGTGCCCAATGGGGCTTGGACTGGGGCAAACTGGCGGAGATGGCCATCCGTGCGAAGCAGGCTTTCGAGGAACACGGCGACGATGTGGCCCGTCGGGAGTTCAAGCAGAAGCGTCTTGCCCTGTCGTGGTCTGACGATCCTGATGACGGGGGAGGCGAAGTCATGCCGCAGGGCTACAAGATGCTCGACCAATGGGACGACGAGGCGTTCATGGTCGATAGCAAGCTCGCCGAACCGCCCTTCAAGGACGAGTACAAGAAGTCCAAGCAGTTCGCTCGCCTCCGCTTCATGGGCGTCGACGTGCAGCGTAAGGGCTTCTACTGGATCGTCCGGGCGTGGGCCTTGGACGGAAAGTCACGCATGGTGCAATGGGGCTACTGCGACACCGAGGAGGAACTTCGTGAAGCCCAGAAGCGTCTTGAGGTCTCCGACTTCTTCGTCTTCGTGGACTCGGGTGACGGACCGAACACCGACACCGTCTACCGTATGTGCGCGAAGTACGCCTGGAACGCCACCAAGGGTTCTGGCCAGAACGAGTTCCCTTGGCGTATCCAGACTCCCTACGGCATCAAGGTGGCCTACCGACCCTACGCCCGAGCCAAGGTGATCCAAGTCGGCCAGACGTCCTGCAAGTTGTACCTGTTCTCAAACCTTTACTTCAAGGACTCCATCTCCCGTCTTCGCCGCGCAGGCCATCACACCTACCCCGAAGACGCCGGCGACGAGTACCGCAAGCAGATGCAGTCGGAACACCGCACCAGGCAGGCCAACGGGCAGGCCATCTGGCTTCCCATCGGCGAACGAGCGAACCACCTTTGGGACGTCGAGGTCATCGGCATGGTCCCCGCCCTGATGGCCAAGCTCATCGGGCGCGGCAAGAACCGCCACGGCAAGCCCGAGGACCGAAAGCCCGACGAAAAGCAGACCGAGGAAGAAACCGCTTGACGACCTTACACCTCATGGCATGGTTCATGGCAAGCCGGCTGACTCGACATACATACCACGGGTGGCTCTTGTGGATCGTTCATGGGGTGGGGTCAGCCGGCCCTTTTACACGGGGCTAAACGCAAATGGCACGACCCCAAGGTATCTTCCTTATTTTCGACATTTGCGACATCCTTGAGATCGTCGCCAAGGCGAAGGAACTCCTGAAGCAGGGTAAGACCATGATGGAATACTCCGATTCCGGCACCAATGTCGTGAAGGAGTTCCCGATGGATATCTCCACCGTCTTGGTGGAATGTCGTTACGCGCTGATGGTCAAAGACCCCCAGACTTACGGCTCCATCGACCGTGTCCGGGTCATCAATATGCTCAATAATTTCCGAGGACTCTGATGCGACCCAAAAAGACCAAGAATCCTGCGGTCCCGCAGGTGAAAGCACCCAAGACGCCGAAGGGAGCCGCTTCGCCGGTACCCGTGAAGCAGGCGTCGGGCGGCGGCTCTGGTCCGGGCATCTTCTCCAATTTCGAGTCGGCGAAGTTCAGCAACAAGCGTTCATGGATTTGGTCGTCTTGGCCGCAGGACTTCAAGAAGACCATGACGGTCTTCGACCGCATGGAGACCACGCGCAAGATGCGCTGGTTGGAGTTGAACGCCGGCCTGATCCGTCAGGTGCTGTCGGACATGGCCCTCTACACGGTCGGGGCTGGCATCAAGCCCCAGTCCCAGTCTGGCGACGAGATGTGGGACGACGCCGCCGAAGCCTACTTCAAGCAATGGGGTTCCCGCGCCTGTGATATCACGGGCCGCTTCTCGTTCTTTGAACTTCAGCACATCTGCTGCCGCCTGATGGACCGTGACGGCGAGTGCTTCATCATCAAGACCCGTGGCCCCGGAGGCGAACCTCGCCTTCAGGTCATCGAAAGCCACCGTGTCGGCAATTCGTCGAACAACGAAGTGCCTCCGGGCATGGTGGACGGC